TGCTGTATAAGTATTAGAAGTTTGGCTATCAAGTGCTGCAAATTGATAATCGTAAATTGCTGCAATATCAGTATTTGATGCTGCAGTAGGATCATACTCCCATGTATATTCTTGATATAAAGAAGCAGTATTTGTCGTAGCTGTAAAACCAGTACCTGTCAATGATTCGTTATCACCAAATTCAGTACCATTCCAGTTTTCAACTAACACAAATCCACTCGTAACATCAGAAATAAATGTAGTATCAAAGAATTCTACCACATCTCCAGTTGCACCACCACCTGCGGTTAATGTCGTTCCAGCTGATGGCAAAGTACCAGAGCCACCATCATATGCTAGTAATTTCATTGGTTGTGTATCAGTTTCACCGGCGCCGTGTCGAGTAATCACCGTGCCGCTTCCTTCTGTATTAGCGGTGGCTTGAGTCGCCTGTGTTATTTCTGGATCAGCAATAGCGGTAAAAGAAAAATCCCAACCTTCATTTCTACCTACTGGGCTCAGCAATCCTGTATCTAATGGTATATCACCGTACTCATATATTTTTACAGCATAATTATTAAAGTTTTGTGTATTTACAGTGGTGCCTGACGTATACGTATATGTATTAGCAGTAAGTGAAGTGTTAGCAACACCATCTGTACCAATAGGCACCGAATCGCCGACTTGGCCGTCTGTTTGAGTAGTTTCATAAATTCTATATCGAGCATCTACTGCAGTCTGATTTATATCTTGTACTGTTAGATTTAATCTAAGTGATCTATCAACAGACGATGACGAACTTAATGCTCTAAATACATCTCCACCATTTGATACTAAATTTAAATCAGGTGGGTTACTACTAAATCGACAATCGATAGCAGTAATATTAACTGGACCAGCTTGGAGAACGGTTGTATCATTAATATTTCCAACACAGTTTACAAATTGACAATTTCTTAGTGTGGCACCCCCACCAAATGGAAATGCTAATCCACTTAATGTGTTAAAGATAACATTTTCAAACGGTCCTGTAGTACTACCAGCGAAGTTATCCATTGTTTGCACTGAAGATGTTGTATTATCTGAACCTGTAATACTAACATCTTTTATATTGAAATTGTCGCCGCTTAAAGACAAGCTATTTGTCAGATTTGCAATAAATACATTCTCAAATTCACTATACAAAGTAGGAGTAACTACAGTATCACCGGTATATACAATACTATTCAAATCTGCTACTGGTGCAATCAAGGAAGTATTATAGATTTGCATTGAACATGTATTAGCCATTTCAAATGCATTCTCACCATCAGATGCACTAAGAAATAGTATTGTACCACCTGATACTGCCGTATCTGCAACTTTAAATCCACTTTGAAAACGTGATCGTTGGCCAATAATAAGACCAGTACCTGACGCGCCAGCGTCGTTAACTTCTAGCAATTCTGAATCAAGTACGGCTAACCAAGGAAAAGTGCCGGCGGCTGGTTGAGCTGTATTATCACCAATAATTAAATTTCGAGCGGCTTCAAATACTCCTGTTCGAGTTCGATATGTATAACCTGTTGCGGTTGATAAATCTTCGGCTCTGTAACAAAATTGAATTTCATCGTTTTGTGCAGGTTCTTCACCCGAAGCAAATGCTTCTGATACTGTTAAAATTCGAGTTGTGCCAGTTCCTGCAGTATCAGCTGTAACACGACGTATCACTTCTGTTGATGAATGTGGTCTAATACAAACTAATCTACCAACAAATGTAGAACCTGGTCCAACTGTTCCAGCTCCGATATCACCGTTGTTTAGGTTTGCAAAAGTATCAGATACGACAAATTCAAATGCAGTTGTCGCTTGTGTTTGAGCAGGAGCAGTATCACTTGCAGCAGACGAATCGACAACAATTGGGTTTCCTCCGATAGCCATTAGACACTACACCTTACTAAAAATCCATTTGCTATAAAAGTATTTTCAGATGAAATAACATCTGTAACTATTTTATTTTTTTCAATTTCCCATGATTGTACAACTTTACTACCAGAATTTAGCGTATCTCCAATAACAATGTCTGTTGCTAATTTCCATCCATCGTCAGTGTATATTTCTTGTGTAGTTCCATACTGATGTAATGTGTCATCAGTATAATAAAAAATAATTTGATCTGCTAGTTTTACAGTATTACCAGTGACAGTTGCTTCTACATCTGCTAATGTATCATAGTTTTTTGTTTTAATAACATCACCGATTGAAATGCTAGCGATTTCTTTTTGTGTATCGTCATTGAGAGTTGTTAAACAATTTGGATTACACATTAGTTATACTCATATGTTGCTCGATCGTCCCATACTAATTCTGTATTGGCAGTGTTATTTGCCCAAATGATTTCAATATCATCGCCTATTTCATAGACTCTTTTAATTCTCCATACCGCCGCGTCACGTGCAGAACCTGGCTCTGCTTCACCAATATAAGTAAAATTGCCTTCTTGATCAACTAATTTATCGTATTGCACTTCTAATGCCGTCCCAATATTTAATTCTAACCTATCTATAATAGCGCTAAATGATTCTGATACAAATTTCTTTATATTTGCATCAAATATTAAAATAGCATCACCTTCTACTTCATGTCTCTTTTGAAACTGAACATCATCCATCTGTAGGATATTTACCGAACCACCCCCAGCTGAAGATGCCCATTGGCCCATTCTTGTGTTAATGTTTTGTTTAAAATCGTTGAACTGTTTTTCAAGCTCACGTTTAAATTTTGTATCTGAAGAACTAGAATTATCTAAATTATCTTTTAACTGTTTTTCTAATGTATTTATTTCTTCTTTGGTCTGTTCAATAAAATCTAAATGTCTTTTTTCACTTTCTTCAATTTTTGTATTAATTTCAGAATATAAATTATTGAACTGAGAAGTAAAATCGGGCCCGGCCGCGCCAGCAGGTCCAGCAGGTCCTATTTCTCCTGGCTCGCCTTTTTCTCCTTTTTCACCTTTAGGTCCAGATTCACCTTTATCTCCCTTATCTCCTTTTGGACCTTGGATTCCTTGGGGGCCCACGTTTCCGATATCACCTTTTTCTCCTCGCGGGCCAGTTTCGCCAACAGACCCGGGAATTCCTTGTTCACCTTTTTCACCGCGTTCGCCACGTTCTCCTTTTTCACCGCGTTCTCCCTGAGGGCCGCGTTGTCCATCAATGCCTGGTTCTCCTTGCGGTCCTTGCAAACCCTGCGGACCTTGTTCACCAGATTCACCTTGAATTCCTGGATCGCCTTTATCACCTTTTTCTCCTTTTTCTCCGCGAATTCCCATAGGACCAGGCAATCCAGTGGGCCCACGTTCTCCTTGAAATCCTTGTGGGCCTTGAAGAGCTTGTAAATCTTCAAAGATATTAGATAGTTTATCTTCTACTTTTGCTGCTTCTTTTTTAGCTGCTGCAATAGCAAATGAAGTTATAATAGGATCAATATTATTTTTCATCTAAGTACTTAGTCATACTTTCTATAAGTTTGAGTTGGCTTTCTTTTAAAGCATCCTCATCACGAATATATTCTTCCTCTTCTTGATCTTGTTCTATACTATCTGGTGGTTCACTTTTTATTTCTACTGGACCGGGTTCTTCTTCATCTTCTTCTGGTCCTTGCATTTCAGGAGGTTCTTCAGCATATCGCGGATCAGTTTTTTCTGCTTTAATTTGCTTATCTATTTCTGTAATTTCTTCATCAGATTGTTGTAAAAGATAATTTCTAACCCATTCATGTGAAAAATATTTACCAACATATTCGTCCATATCACGTAATACGCCAATTCTTTCACGTTGAATTTCCATTTGTTTCAATTCTTGGAAATAGTTATCAATAGCATAATCATAATTAATTTGTGTTTTCCAATCTTTCCATTCTTCTGCAGTACAAATTTTCTTAAGAATAAGTTGTCTTTCTAATAATTTAGTAAATAATTCACCAAACTTATTTCTTAATCTAACAATAAACTTTGAAAACTTAACTTCGTCTCGAGATATTTCTGTTGCTCTACCTAAAGTAAATGAAGATTCTGGCTGTAATCTTGTAGCAGGAACATTAAGAGATCTAAATAAAAGATTTTGGAAATATAAAACATCTTCAATTTCACTTAAATTTTGACCACCTGGTAACGTAGTAATTTCAGTACCTTTTCCACCTTCTCTACGCGGTAACCAAAAATCTTCAAGCATAGTCATAAATTTACGATCATCACGAATTTCACCAGTGTTAGAATCATAAACAATTTTATTCTTAAATTTAGTCATTAAATCGTGTAAATATTGTTCAGCTTTAGCTTTAGGTAAACCACCAACATCTACATAAAAAATTCTTCTTTCAGGTGCTCGAGAAATTCTATAAATGACAACAGAATCTTCCAATGAACGTAATTGATTTAATGGTCTAATTGCTTTGTGTAAATATGAAAGAATGAGTTTATTATCTACATCCATATATCCACTTGTACAATATACGATTGCATCTTTTGAAATTTTCATTCCTTCTGCTTCAACAGCATTCGAAGCACCAAACGTCGCTTGCGAACCAGCTTTTTTCATAAAACCAGCAGGATTATAAAGATAATATTCGCCAATTAATTTTTCTAAAGGAATTCCAGTTTTAGGATCTTTTTCTTTTTTAACTTCACGAATTTTTTTAATATTACGAGGATCAATATATCTTACTTCTTTAATACCCTCATTTGGCTTAGATTCATCAATAAGAACATGATAATATAATCGACCATCAACATACCATCTTTTAAATATTTCATAACTCATCCTATTAAATTCTAAAATATTTAAAATACTTTCAAATTCATTATTAATTTTACTTTTAATGCTTTTAGGTATATCAATATCATCTAATACAAGACTAACAGTGTCTTCGTCTGAATCTTCTACAATGGCTTCATTGCAAATGTCTTGTATAGCTAAATCACATATTGGATCTAGTGCTAATGCTCGATATTTAGTTACTAATTCTGCTTCTGTTCTGACTGAACCGTCTAGATCAACATATGTGCCATAAACGCCGCCTGAAGCGACAGTCATTGCACCATCATCATTACTGGGGGATACAAAAGAAACTAATTTTTTTTCTTCTTGTTCTTGTTTTTTTCGATTTATTTCAAAACCGAATAATTCTATAGCCATTGAGTCATCTCCAAAAAAATAATGGGAGTTATATAGTTATTTATATAACCCCCACACCATACTATTAAATTAGATGAGTTATATCTTAGAACCCTTCGTTCATGTAATCAAATGCCCACGTAACTTCATACGTTGCAATTGTATCTGTAGTGTTCCAATCCAAATTGATTACGCCTACATCTGTTGGCCAACATCCTTCCAAACTATACCTACGGATAATTGTTCCTTGCTTATCAAATAATTTTACTGTAGCATTTTGTTTATATTCTTCACCTGTCAGTAATCTTACGTTTGAATCGCCATAATTAATGTCCATTGACCATTGCTCTAAATTAGAACGAACATCGTCGTTTTCTTCCATCATTAAAGTCGTTGTCCACTCAGCGTAAGTCCTATCTCCTGCAATTTTAACCTTACGACCAAAATATGGAACTTCAATTACACCCATTGTATATGCAGGAGTAGCAGTAGCTGCGCAAAGAAAACCAAATTGAGAGCCAGCGTATGTAACATCAACTTCAAAAAGGGTAGGTCTATACCCACCCCTTTGAATGGCGTTTGATTTAAAATCTGTAACGCTAAAAGCCATTTTATTCTCCTATTTGTTTTAACTATTTTATTTATTAAAAATTGCCAATAACTTCGGAGAATTCTACTCCGGTTCTAACTGCAACAAAATTCAATTGGATAAAGTTAATTGATTTAGCTGGTTTGATGTAAATATCTCCAATAAACTCGTTTCTATCAATTACTTCACCAGTATTATTTGTTTCATCACACACAACAGCAAAGTCATATACTCCACGACGGCCTTGAATATCTCTTAAGAAAGGAGTAACTAAATTAACAAAGCTTGCGCGCGTAAAGGCATCATTAAATTCAAATAATGTAAATTTAGCTGCAGTAGCAATAGCTTTTTCTAATACAATGAACAATCTACGAACATTGATTCTATCAAAAGCTGATGGCTTAGCTAATAATGTTTTATCACCAAATAAGATAATACCATTTCCTGGGAAATTAACAACAGGATTAATACCGCTCTTATAAATGATATCGCGTTCTGCTTTTTTAGGATTCCACGCCAATTTAACAACGTTTTTAATAGCACCACGATTAAATCCTGCTGGAGACCACCAAGCATCGCGGGCCTGA